AAGACAAATCGAAAAGTTATTATTGTCTACTGCAAAAATCTTATCAAACGAAAGTTTAATAAAAATAACAATAGGTAATCCAAAAGAAATAGATCCACACGTATTTGATGGGTTTAGTAAAATGTCTAAAGAAAATACATTTTCATATAAAGAATATAGCGATACGCAATTAACAACAGGTGAGACAAAAGACTACATAGAATTATATGTGGGTGAAGATATTGATGGATATTACCAACAGTTTTTCTCAACACTTAATATTGAGGTTAGTGTGGACAACATCATTCAATTTAGACCTTTAATATTAATTTACGCGGGATATAGAAAAAATGGTGAAACAAATACATTAACTGCATTTCAAACACATCTTAAAACGAACATATACGAAAAGGGTCCAAGTGAAAATAACGCCGCAGGTTTAGGATATAGATTTTCTTTATTTTTAAACATTTTAACTTCTAATTTTAAAACACTTAGGACACAGTCTAAGAATAAAAAAACCAAAATAGATTATGGTTATAACAATAGAGATTTAAAGATTGAATTATATAATACATTTAAATCGTTCAACGATAAATGGGTTGCTGGTAATTCTATTGGACAAAGATTATTATTAGAGGAGTTTTTATTTTTAGATAAGGCAAACAAAGACATTGGTGATCAATATTATTTAAATCTCACAAAGTTCATAGATATCGGAGACCAAAAAAACGATAAGTCTAACTTATATGGTGTCATTTCCGATTTACTAACCGGAACGGGATTTGATATGAGGGCATTACCGGCTTATGTTAATTTTTATGGAACCAATTTTTCAAGTAAAACAAAAATAACACCATCCAAAAAAGTTGCGGAGAATATATTTGGAACATTCTTAGATGTTGATTATCAAGAATCGTCACCTAAAATTATTATACAATATGTTACCGGACCAGTATCTAAACATCCGGCGGTCGAAAACAAGAAATATAAGTTTGCTGACGATAGTTTTAACATATCTAACGTTAATAATAACCCATTAATTGTAACATTACCTAAAGTGTTCACTGATGAAGATTTTTCTAAATCTAATAAAGTGGTTGCATTTGAGGTTAGTTTTGGTGATCAGAATCAATCAATATTCAAAGGAGTACAGTTAGACCAAAGTACATTAAGAAATACATCGGAATCGTTTGTGGTTTTAGAAAACTTAGCAAGATCTGAATCTGGTTCAGGAGTACATAACGTAGATATATCATTATTTGACTACTATAGACAAGCATCATATAGTTGTGAAGTCACAATGATGGGTAACGTAATGATTCAACCGACTATGTTCTTCTATCTTAAAAATATACCAATTTTTAAAGGTTCATATTGGATTACCGAAGTGTCTCACAATATTAAAGGTAACAATATAACCACATCATTTAAAGGAACAAGAATACCATACGCGTCTTTACCTAATCCTAAAGATTCGTTTATGTCGAACTACAGAGCATTATTCGATAAGATTATTAATACTGCGGTTGAAAAAACTAAAGCAATCGATAAACAAACCAAAACGACTCAAACCATTTCAACACCTGAAGGTAACTTTAGATATGACCCAGGTTCCAAAGTTATACAAGGTGAGAAAGTTGTACCAAGTGCAGGTGTTACCAAATATGGTGTACCTTATAATGGATATAACAATGAACTTTATATACAAAAAGTAACATACGATGGTAAGGAATGGTTCAGAGCGGTAGTTGTTAAAATGGGTATGGAAAAGATATATGAAATATCCGATGACACAACTATGAGTTTATTAAATAAAATAAATTCTAAAAAATATACCCTTAACCCTAAATCGGTTAAATGGTCTGCAATTAAGAATAGTGACATGAAATTTTATTCTACTAAATTCCAAGTATCGTCAAGCATACCCGCAGATAAAATAATCGATGCAAAAACTACATTTTTCAACCCTCAAACAAAAGCACCACCATATACACTAACTCCCGATTATCAATTAGATTCAACTATTGGTAATGTAAGAGTAAATGGTCCAATAAACGAAGGACCAAATTTAGAAGGGTATGGTATTGCAATGTCATCCAAATTAATGGATACATTAGGGTTATATAATGGTGATGTCGTATATTTTTGGGTTGGGGAAAGATAATAACTAAATTAATGATATTTATACTTATAACTTAATATTATGGATAATAATAGATTAAACAACACAATGGACCAATTTTTAAGTCCAAAACAAGTTAGAAATGTATCTAACGACGGAATGGAGAGAGAAGAATGCGATTTAGTGACAGGTGAATGTTTCACAATTAGAGAAAAAGACGGAATCGTTGAAAGAATAAATAAAAAGTACATCACAAATGATGGTAGACAATTATTACAAGACTAAAGCTATGTTAGAGAAAAAATTACAAGAAGAATTAAATCGTTACAGAGCCATTAACAAATATGGTACTAAAATGATTATGGAACAAGATGCACCGGCTCTTGATGCACCTGTGGACGATTTACCACCCGTACCGGATACGGGAGGAGATATGCCACCGGCACCAGATGCGGGTGGAGATATGCCACCAGCGCCAGATGCGGGTGGAGATATGCCACCAGCGCCAGATGCGATGGATACTGAAGAAATTGATATTACCGATTTAGTTAATATGACTAAAAATATCAAAAATGATTTAGAAAATAATAAAACAGATAATGCATCTGTTATTGGTAAGATGGACGACGTGTTCACCAAATTAGGTGACTTAGAACAAAAACTTGCTCAAATGGACGCTGTTATGGCTAAGATTGATGAGTTAGGTGCTAAAGTTGAGGCGTCTAAACCTAAAACGGGAGTTGAAAAACTTGAAATGCGTTCTTTAGACTCATATCCATTTAATGAAAAACCACAAGAGTTTTTTGCTCACAAACAAGGTGAAATGGCTGCGAGCGGTAAGAACGAATACGTATTAACTAAAGATGAAGTTAATAACTATCCTACCGACGTAATAAAAACATCATTTAATCCGGACCAACAAGAAGATGAATTTAGGTTCTAATGTAAACTTTTTATTGGGGTTACAAAATCAAATGAAAATCTGTCATTGGCAAACCAAAGGTATTGCGAGACATGAAGCATTTGGTAACTTTTACGACGACTTAACTCCACTTATTGATGACTTTGTTGAACAATCTATGGGTAAGTACGGTAGATTTACATTAGAGGATGAAACAAAAATAATACAATTAAGTAATTTATCTGAAATAGATATAAAAGGATTGGTTAATACCACAAGACAGGCGTTAGTACAACTTACTGAACAATTAGATTCATCAGACACAGATTTATTAAATCTTAGAGATGAAATATTGGGTAAAGTAAACAAATATGCTTACTTATTCACAATGGAATAATTTTTAAAAATACTTCATAAAATAATTAACCTGGATTTTTTAATTCGGGTTTTTTTATTTATATTTTATCTATAACAGTTTTATAAATTAAATCAATTATTATGTCAACATTCGACGCAGTACTGGCTCAGTACGAGAAAAACAAGAACGCCGCAAGCGGCAACAACAACAAGATGTCCTCAGAGGACAGATTAAAACGTTATTTCACAACCGTATTACCAAAAGGTTCTAAGGGCGAAGAAAGACGTATTCGTATTTTACCTACAAAAGATGGTAGTTCACCATTTGTTGAGGTATACTTCCACGAAGTTCAAGTGGATGGTAAGTGGGTTAAATTATATGACCCTAAACAAGAAGGAAAACGTTCTCCTTTACATGAGGTTTACGAAGGATTAATGATGACAGGTGTTGATACCGATAAGGAATTGGCACGTTCATACCGTTCTCGTAAGTTTTACATCGTAAAGGTAATTGACCGTGACCACGAACAAGATGGTGTTAAGTTTTGGAGATTTAAACACAACCATAAAGGTGATGGTGTTATTGACAAAATCTTCCCAATCTTCCGTAACAAAGGTGATGTGACCAATCCTGAAAATGGTCGTGATTTGATTCTTTCATTAGCATTGACTAAAGCGGGAACAGGTAA